TAGAAACACGACTACCATTAGCTTACCTGAGGAGGACATGATAAGATTAGCTGAACAAGGTTTTCAAGGGAAAGCATACAAGGAGCAGGATGAAGTGAAACAAAAGAGAGCAGAGCAGCAATCATGGTTTGACATGAATGCAAAGACTTCTGACATTGAGCAATTCGTTGACAAATTTCTAGTGGAGAAGCTCACAGACAGAAAGGAGAAGGAAGTTTATTCTGAGAAATATGGTTTTTTTGCCTTTCCTAGACTCAACTTTGATGGACTTAAGGAATTGCTCGAAAAAATGCTATGAAAAATACAAGTTTTCTTCAGAGAATGAAGCATTTGAAGTTATACAAATGATAGCCAAGACTGAATTCGGTCAGTGGCTTTTGTTGACAACAGAAATCATCGATGAGCTAATTGCCTCGATCAAGACCCATAGGCAAGAAGACGATGTCATCTGCAAGCAGATAAAGGAGCTTCCTTTATGGGTTGTAGTAAAACCTAATGGTACCAATAAAAAACTGTTTTATTCGATCATAGCAGACAAAAGATCTTTTGCCTCTGATGAATCTGAGACATTGTTTAGGAGGTTTGAAGATGCCGGAGATTATCTGATGACAGATTTTGCTTCTGCTGATCAGCAAAGATTAACGCATTACATGGACCTCTTTGGTGTGTTTTGTCAGCATGTTGCCAATTGGTGTAGCTCCTTTAGAATTTCTGCAAGATCTTTGATGATCAATCCTAAGAACTTTAAGCAAGTTATACACCACATCGCTTTCACCTTCTTAGTGCATCTTGAGGCTAAATCCCAAACCTCGACAGAATTGAACTTAGTTAGGTATGCCTATATGGAAGTCACTAGACACGTGGTGCAAGTAAACTGGACTAAGATAGTTAAAAAATTTACGACTCGACCAAAATCAAGATTATTGATCTACTTCAAAAAGCAATTTCAGAGGGCTTTTAAAATGATGGAGCTCGAAACGCCTTACATGTTAAGGTCTGAGGAAAAAGAACTCAAAAAAGTGACTAGATCAACAAAAGAAGAAGACGAGATAAATGACAGTTCTGATAATGAAGGAGAAGATGGCAACAACGTCAATCTCGCGAAACAATGGAAGAATCTCGTCAGCTTTGTTGATTTGTCTGAGATACACAGAACTCAGACCATGCTCGAACTGATGTACACTGGTGTATTCCACAACAAAGAGGAGAGAGACAAGATGCAGGGATATTATAGCATTTTTTCTAAAATCTTAGAACAGAGTCTACTGATGAGGAATGTAAGGCAAGACAACATGGGGAAAGCTTCTCCTGATCATGATGAGTTGCTGACACATGAGTTCAATTACAACATTCTGAACAAAGCTTCACAGTCTCTGAGGCAATACCTAGAGATCCAAACTGGGAATTGGGAAGAATGCTTCTTGAAAGATTGGAATAGAACTTTACTATCTTTTGACACAACCTACTTTGCCACTCTAAAAGCTTCTGCAATCAATTTCGACACTTCTAGATACACAGCTGAAAAGAAGGAAAAAAGTAGGAAGAAAGCTTTAGAGAATGTTCTTGATCTTTTGAAAGAAGGCAAAATTGGAGTGAACCCTTTCACAACAATCAGTGAACTATTAAACGAAGTGTGTCCTGAAGGCATAAAAGCAAATCTTTTTGAAAAGCCTCAACTGAACGGCGTTAGAGAAATCTACGTACTAACAATGATGTCTCGCATCATCATCGCTTTTTTGGAATCAATTTCAAGAACAATCAATGAGAGGATTCCATGGGAGATGCTGACCAAGGGCACGCAGAAGTCCTCCAGAGCAAGATCTCATTTAGAGAAAATAGGTAAGTTGAAGCGCTCAGTAAGATTGCCCTATGAGTATACAGCACACAATTCAAATGATGCCAGCACTTGGTGTCAGAGATTTGTTATGACACAATTTGCAATCATGCTTCAGCACCTATTGCCAGAAAAGATCTGGCTAACTTGCTGCCGAATCTTGAATGCTGTTACAGAAAAGAAGCTAGAACTCCCAGTGGAACTATTGCAGAAATTCATAGAAAACGTAAAAGTTTTTAATTATAAACCAGAAATGATTGAATTAAAAAAACAATTTTTAGGTTTATCAGCAAATCATGACCTCATAGAGACTCCAGGCATCGGACTCCTCACATCTAGATGTGATTTCATGCAAGGGATATTGCATGAAACATCAAGTCTGTATCATTGCATGATATTGTATTTTACTGAAGCTGTAATAACTAGTTACTTCAGAGAGGAAAAAAGAAGAAGAAAACTGAACGAGAGATCTGATATTGTGCTCACTAGCATGGCATCGTCAGATGATTCTTGGATGGGTGTAAGCATAGTGAGCGATGGACAAGACAGAGAGTCATGCCTTCACATAGTGGCAGTGGCATCACATGTTAAGAAGAACATGTACACACTTTTCAATGTTGAGGACGGCTCAAAGAAAAGCACTACTGCTTCATTTGCACCTTTTTTTGAGTTTAACTCCACATGGTATGGAGAAGAAGAGCTGTTGCCCATGGGGAAATTTTATTACATGTCATTGCAGATTATGCCTACTGACAGATTAGAAAGCGTTTTCAATGCTTATGCTCAAAACAGGAGCATCTTATTGGAAAATGGTGCTCCTTTCTTTGCAATATCTGTGATTCAAGAGTTGCAGTTCTGGTCTCACTATAGGAATATGGGTTGTTCTTACGTTCCTTTGACATTCAGATCATACGCGTATCAGCTAATACAGACGCCATTACCAATGCTGGGTTTTTTCTTGTTTGAACCAGAGTTGATGTCTGGGATTGGTGGTCAATCTTTTGCTCTTTACCTCCATCTAAAGCAAAACCAACTGGCAAGATCTGTTTATACTCAAATGTACAAGCTAGGAAGGTGTAGGCTAAATGAGGATTCTAACGTGCCCTTCTTAACAACTAGGTTTCTTTTGTCAGCCGGGACAAACTATCCCAAGTTTTTAGAATCTGTCAATCCGCCAGAAACTTGGAGAGATGCACTCTACAAAAACCCTTTAATAGCATTTATTAAACCTCAGACAAAAGATGATGTGTTCTTCTACATTTATAAGTTGGCTACTGACCCGAATGTTAAACTGACTTTGATGCACAGTAACAACATGAACAACAGAGTGTGTGGAGTTTTCAGAGTTTGGAAGCCTATAACAGAAGTGACGGAATTGAGATCAGAGGAAGTTAATCAAGAAAGAGATCATGAAATAGACATGATCATGAAGGGCATCAAAGTTGACGAGAACTTTGAGAGAATAAGACCAAATAAAATTGAAAAGACATCTCTTCTTTCTGCATTCAAGTATTTTATGTTTGAAGATGTTGTTGACATGACAGCTAATGAAGAGAGACTGATCTTCCCAGCCTGTGACACTTTTAACATAATGATTGACGTGTTGAATAGTTTTAGTGGTTGCATAGAGAGAGTGAAAGAAAGAGAGCCTTATCAGAAGATATCCAACATCATAATACCTAGAAGATCAAATGTTACAGAGATGAATTTTAGAGACACATTTTTGAGAAAGGTGTTCAAATATCAGACAAAAGGCTCCGAGTCTAGTTACAAGGTCTCAAAAAAGTACTGGGAAGAGTTTTACCCTTGGTTTAGAGTCGAAAGCGAAAAAGTCTCTGTCAATGATCAACTGAGCGAGATGCTCAGCAAGTCTCCTTTTATAGATTTTTTGTCTTTGCTGAATTTTGTAAAATCAACAGAGGAGAAGGATCGAACAGTCAGAATTTTAGCTCCAATAGGTAAAAGACCAGGTTTGGAATCCATTTTTGAAGAACTAGTGAGTTCTAATTATCAGAGACACACTAAGCTGATAAGAACAAAGAACAACCCTCACTACAAAGGAATGAAGCCTGATGAGTTCAGATTGATAACTACAAGACTGCTGATAACATTGACATCGCCTGAAACAAGGAAAGTTGAAGCGATCAAGAAAATACTTAAGAGTACAGTAAGAATAGAAGACTTTCAAATGGAGAACATGAAGTTGAAGATGATGAATGATGCAGAGTTTGCCCTGTTAGCAATGATAGCTTACGCTCAAGGTAAAAGCTTTGGGTTTATATTAAATATGTTGTACAAAAACAAACATGGAGTTGTCACTCAGTGGTCTAACCCTCAAAAGAAAGCAAAAGATGGTTCATATTTTGGTCTGGGTGAGTTAGCCATTGCAATTGAAGGAGTCAAATTTTTGCTATTTGTTACAGATGACAAAGTAGATTTGATTAAGATGAGAACAGAGAAAGGGAAGATACCCACGATCTCTGGAATGTTAGTCAACAAGCTTTGCAGCACCATTTCTGAACTAGGATTCAAGAACAGAGAGTCTTATACAAGAGGTAGGAACACAATGGGCTTTTTAAGTATAAGTGGTCATAGAGCTTACAATCTTCAAGAACAAAGGTTAAACAATGACACATCTAGGATACCTATTGACGGAAGCGACACATTAGAGTTCCCAGAATTTGAAGGAAGTATAAAAACATTGGATCTTGAAGTTAGAGGTAAGACAATCAGGTTGGTGCAATATCTCAACGCAGGTAAAGGGACTGTTAAGGCACCTTTTTGCACATACACACCCAAAGAAAAATATTTTTCTCCCAAGATTGCTAAAGAAGAACCTGATGTGATGCTGAGCAAGCCTTGGTTAGATTGCTGGAGACGTTTTCTGAGCTTGAGTGAAGAGGACTCCATGACAGCTGTGATGTACGCTAGCAGGCAATCTGACAATGATGAATTCAAGAACTTCGTTGTTGAATCGCTGATGGCTAGGGCTGCCAACCTCACTTATAGGTCCACTAACAATTTGTTCTTCATTGAGGCTGCTAAAGTCATAGATTTCGATGCTCCTTCAAAAACAGTTTACGATAGGATGGCAGATTTAGAGTTGGATTTGGAAGTGTATGACATGTCCCGAGACGAAGACACTGCAAAAAGGGCAAAAGAACTCTTTGAGATGCAGACCAAAGTCGATCAAATAGACTTCAGTGGGAATACAAAATTACCAGAGGGAATGGAGTTCTTGTCTGATGCGACATTCAACATATTAGAGTATAGTTCAGCTCTTCTTGCTGACCACCCTTACTGGGATAATTTTTTAAAGCTAATGGAGAGGGCAGAATCTCATGATACTATAGGAAACATCATTTTTTCACCATATGCGTGCCATTATTCAGGTGCAGTGGAGCTTGCGAGATTATTCAAAGTTGATAGCAGGCCAAGGTTTAATGATGCTCTTAGTAGTGTGAGAGAAAAAGCTCAAAAGAATCTTAATATGGAAGAAGCTTTGTCTGAGCTAAGTTCAGTGAACCAAGATGAAGGCAAAGAGGAAAGCATAGAAAAACGCTCAGACATTGACTTTTTCAATGATGACAATGACGAGATTCGCAAGAAAGAAGAACTACTGAAGAAGAGCAAAAAGACATCTGATCAGAAGAAAGACAAATTTTCTATGCAAACGTCACTTAGCATCAAAAACAAGATGGAGGCCTCACAAAAAGAGAGGAAAATTAACTCAACTTTGATAACAACAGGAGATAACTCACAGCAAAGAAGACATGATGAGAACCAGCAAACTGAGTCTTTGAATCAGATTGATAGAGAGCTAAAAGAAGCATTAATAGATACTGAGACAGAGGACTTCTCTGACTATGAGGTTAATTTCGAACAGCCAAGTGAGTCTGACGAAGAAAAAGATGGAAAGAAAGAAATCAGACACGATGAACAGGAAACCGATTCTTAGTCTCAGTAATCTAAGCTAACGTAGTT